TAGGCTTCCGTTATACTACTGTGCGTCCTATGCCTATGTTTGGTACGCCCGGCCTTGTTGATCACTTCTAGAAGGAGTTGTTTTTATGTCATGGCTCTCTAATACTTTAGGCAGTGTTGCTGGTTCTGTTTTAGGATCTGCAGTTCAGAATCATTACAATTCTGCTAATGCCGCACAGGCTAACGCGTGGAACGTTGAAAACTATAAACATCGTTATCAATGGGCTGTAGAAGATATGCGCAAGGCTGGTCTTAATCCTGTTCTTGCCGCAACTAATGGTATAGGCGGTTCTATATCTGGAGCTTCGGCCGCTTCTGTAGGTATGAGTGATATAGGCTCTACCATGAACTCTGCCAGAGCCGCTAGTGCCGCTGAAAGGCAGGCTAAGAATGTCGAGAATCTTGCAGTATCTCAAATTGAAAAAAACGTCGCAGAAGCCGATTTTATTCGTCAGAACACCCATGGAATAGTACTCCAAAATGGTATTCTTGCAAATGATTTGAATCTTCGTGAGCAGACTTATGAAAGGCGTCTTGGTTACGAACTTGAAAAGATGGATTTGGAGCTTGAAAACCTTCGTCTTCAGGGTTCTTCCCTTAAAGCTGGTGTTTTGAACAACATTGCTTCTGCTAATAGTGCTAATTCTTCTGCTGCTTTTTCTAATATTCAAACTGAATTGGCAGCTATGGAACGTGATTTTTATAAGAATCTTGAAAGTCTTACAGGCGCTCCCAGATCTGTTGCTAGTGGTGTTGGTTCTGGTATCAAACATATTATAGACTTCTTCGGAGGTCGTTATTTTGGAAGGAGATAATTTTATGTCTAATAAAACTACTATGATTCTTACTTTTATCGTTTCTGTTGTTGTCCCTTTTATTCAGGAAGTTGTAGATCTGATTGAAGCTCTGAAAGGCAAAGCTTCTTCTAATACTGTTACTGCTAAAAAGGTTGCCTCGGATTTTCAAACCGATGTTGCGCAACTTGTTGAGCCAGTTGCTAATAAGAATGATTCTAAAAAAACTAGCCGTTTTTTCGGTTCTTGGAGGGATGCTAAATGAGACGTCGTCGTTTATCTAAACGAGGTTCTCGCCGTCTTTTTCGGCGTACCTCCAAATCTAGACGTAGAAATTTTAAGAGAGTAGGACGAGGTGGTTTTAGGATTTGACATTCTGATTTAATCCTGATACAATCGGTACAGGTGATTAATATGGTTTGTTATAATCCTATTCTTATGTACCCGGTTGAAGGAGCGATTACTAAAAATGGAAAACAACATTATAGTTTTTACGGTAGCCTTGCCTCTCACCCTGAGCTTGCTTGTGATAGTCGTTTCATTCGTTGTTCTTGTAAACAATGCATTGGCTGTCGTCTCGAAAATAGCAGACAGTGGGCTGTCCGTGCTGTTCACGAAGCCCGTTCTTCGTCTTCTGCTTATTTTGTCACTTGCACTTTCGACGATTATCATTTGCCACGTGATAAAAGTTTAAGCAAGAAATTTCATCAGACTTTCATGAAAAATCTTCGTCGTGAGTATGGTAGTGGTATTCGCTTTCTCGGCTGTGGTGAATATGGTGAACTTCATGCTCGTCCCCATTATCATTACATTTTGTTTAATATTGATTTTGATGACAAAATTTTTCGGTTCCGCACAGACGGTTATAATACTTATACTTCTTCTCGTTTTGCCAAAGTATGGAAATACGGTATGCATCTTATTGGTGAGTTTAGCTTTGATTCTGCTGCCTATGTCGCTCGCTATATAGTTAAAAAGCAGACAGGGAAAGATGCTCCTTCTCACTATAAAGGTCGTATTCCTGAATTCATGGTTGCTTCCAATCGTCCTGGCATAGGTGCTAAATGGCTCGAAGACCACGGTGAAGAATGTTATTCCAATGATTATATTGTTATCAACGGCAAAAAGATGCGTCCTCCTCGTTATTATGACAAAAAATTTGACGAAACTCATCCTCACTGGATGGAATATATTCGCAACAACCGCATTGAGAAGATGCTTCATAACTTGGAGAACAACACTTTTGAGCGTTTGGTTGACCGTTGTCGCGTTCAGGAAGGTAAGTATAAGCATTTTCTTGGCAGAAAGCTTGACAAGGTATTATGACTGTGTTATTATTTAGTCGGAAATGAGGTGATGCTTATTAGTGAATTTGAAGCTGTTAAAAATTTCTGTCGTTATCGTAATATTTCTTTTGACTACTCTTTTCGTGGTAGTAAATATGCCGCTTACCGTCTTAAGCCTGATGGTTCTAGGGTTATTCGCCTTGATAATGACTATTTTGTTATATCAGCTATGCTTTATCTTATGATTCGTAGGTATTTGATTGCACTTAGAAAAGGAGATGGTTCCGCTGAGACTTTATTCCATTTATGATTCCAAGGCTGAACAGTTCAGTCCTCCACAGGTTTACCACAATGATATGCTTGCTTTGCGAGCTTTTGAAGGTATAGTTAACGATGATAAAATGCTTATTAAAAAGTATCCTGAAGACTTTAGTCTTTATTATGTCGGTAACCTTGGCGATATTGATGGCCGTTATTATATTGAGCATTATGACGAAACCAGCGTTCCTGTATTGGTTGGTAAAGCCGTAGATTATGTTTTGGATATTGACAGTGATTCTACTAAATGATAATCTAATAAAGAGCGTATCAGAAAAAGGACGATCTCACGGAGATCGCCCTTTTTTTGTACGCCACGCCCGCCGCGTCTAGGCGCCTGCGAAAGGAGGTGAAACTATGAAATTTAAGACAGCTTATGATCCCGTAGAAGAACATGATCATTGCGGTATTGAGTTTACCATGCCCTCTCTTACAATTCAGGACGAGAAAGAGGAAACTGATATCAATTATATCGTAAATAAGTATGCAGACGGTCAGAAAGGTATCATGACTCTTGACCTCGGCGATAGTTCGCAATACGCTTACCTGCAGTTCGGAGATGCAACGCTTCCCGGCGACTACAGTACAGCGCTTGAGCTTGTGTCCGGAGTTCGTGAAGAATTCTACAGTTTACCCGCTTACGTTCGAGCAAAATTCGGTCACGATCCTATGAATTTCATCGACCATTTGAATGATCCTGCAACGCTCGAATATCTTCAACAACAAGGTTTGTATGGTAGTAAATATACCTTCGACGAACCACAACAGTCCGTAAGTAATAAACAAACACAAGAAAAAAGTAACACTTTAGAACAAAATAATGAAGAAACACAAAAATAGGCGTCACCGAAGCCAGTTACTTACTTGATGTAACTGGCGTAGGTGACGCAAAAATAATCTAAAACTTAATAATAATTTGCTTTAGGTTAATTATTAGGTTTACACTTCGAAGAAGGTGAAATTTTGGCTCGAAAAAAAATAAGAGTTCGAGGACATCGCTTCAGCGATGCTCCTGCAATGTACATGAAAAGGACTAAGTTTGACCGTTCCCATGTTTATAAGACAACTTTTAACTCAGGCAAGCTTATACCTGTATTTGTTGATGAGGTTTTGCCTGGCGATACTACTCGTATGTCTGTTAATTACTTCGCTCGTTTGGCTACTCCTATTAAGCCTATCATGGATAATATTTATCTGGACTGGTTTTTCTTTTTTGTACCAAACCGCCTCGTTTGGGAACATTGGCAGAACTTCTGCTTTGAGCAGGAAGACCCTGATGATAGCACTGATTATGTTATTCCTGCTATTATGGCTAACGACAACAAAAATAATACTTATGTAGGTTCTCTATGGGATTATTTCGGTTTGCCCTTGAATACGTCCGATACTATATCTGGTATTAGTGCTCTTCCGTTCCGCGCTGTCTATTTGATTTGGAACGAATGGTTTAGAGATGAAAACCTCCAAAAATCCGTCAAGATTCAGAAAGGCGATACTAACGAAGTTTTAAACTCTGCCCGAGTTTCTGATCAACCTTCTTGGTTGTTCAAGTCTGGAACTGGCATTTTTCCCGGATATCCTTGCCCCCCTCGCGGTAAGCGCCATGATTACTTCACTTCCGCTCTGCCCTGGACACAGAAGGGACCCGGTGTTTCTATAGGTCTTGCTGGTACCGCTTCTATAGTTGACCCTACCCCTGATCCTGGTTATCTTCTCCATAGTAACTCTAATCA